CTCCCAGCTCCGGGTGACGTTGACCTCGGTCTCGGTCACCGTCTCCTGGACCATCGCCATATAGCGCGTGGTGTCGCCGGCGACCTTGGCCATGGCCTTGCTATACTGGTCGACATTCACCACGATCTGCACGGAGATCCGATCCGCGGTTATCGGCATGGGGACACCTCGTTGGAAGCGGGCAGGGCCGGGCCTGGAGTCGACTAAATTTTCAGGACATCAGATCGAATGATTGACAACCAATATTAGAATTGGCCACTCTATCGCCCACCGGCAACGACCGGTGGGCGGGCAACCGCCTCGGCGCCGCCGGATCCGATCGTCGCCAGAAACGTCTATTTGGAAGGGGATAGTCGATGCGCTTTCGACCCACGTTTGGCTGGGTTACGGCCGCCCTCACCGCGCTGGCGCTGTGTCCGGCCGCCTCTGCAGTCGAGATCAATACAGAGCAGTGCGCGACCCTGAGGAACGGCGCCGTCGCGATCCTCCAGCTCAACATCGTTCTGGCGAAGCAGACCCAGGAGGTCAGGTTCCAGAACACCCGCATCTCGGCCGCCGGCCTCCTTCTCGGCTTCTCGGGCGGGCCGAAGAAGGACGAAGTCGTCGCCCTGAACGAAGCCGCCAGCGGAATCTCGGGCGCCACCACGGCGATCGCCAATGCAACCCAGGCGGCCGAGAAGCCGACGATGGCCATGGTCGATCTGGTGACCGCGATGTGCCCGGCGAAGCCGTAGCGGCCCGCTTGCGGCCGGGGTGGACGCGATCACTCCGAGAGGAACCCGCTCTCCCTCGCCCGGGCCAGCATCTCGTCGAAGGCGTCATCGGAGGGCGGCGCCACGGCGGGGCTGCCCGAGGGGTCCATGATCCTGGCGTATTCCCGGCCGGCGATCAGGAACTCGGCCAGGCTCATGCGGCCGATTTCGAGCGGCGAGAGGCCGATCGCGAGCGCTTGTCCGGCGAAGGCCGCGACGTCGATCCATCCGTCCCGTCGTCCGCCGCGGCCTCGGCTTTTCCCTCCACCTCCTCCGTCGCCTCGACGACACCGAAATAGGCGGCGGTGATGACGGCCTGGGCTGTCATCAGGTGGTTCGCCGGGTCGCGCGGATCGGCCAGCGGATGGCCGTCGACATAGGTCTCGATCAGCTCCCGCGCCCGAACCGCCGGCAGGCCGCCGCCGATCAGGCCCAGACGGAGGGTCTCGACCACGTCGCTAACCCGCCACCGCCGCTCGACCAGCAGGCGCTGGGCGATCTCGCCCAGCCCTGCGCCGCAGAGACGCTGCAGCTCCTCGATCTGCTTCAGCTTGAGGGCGAACAGATAGGTTCCGTCCGCCCAGCTCAGCTCGATCTCGGCCGCGATGTTCGGCTGGCTGGCCATCAGACGGCGGCCGTCCAGGTCGGCTTGCCGTTCAGCGTGATGGCGATCTGCACGGTCGCCCGCTGCCCGCGCTGGGCGGTGACCTGGTAGTTGGTCAGGATCGCCGGCGCCTGATAGTAGCCGCCGAAATCCGCCGCGGTCACGTCGTACATCCAGCGCACGGTCTTCTCGGTGCCGCTGAAGGCCCAGTCCTCCCACGTCTTGCGAGCGGCGCGGTCGAGCACGCCCTGGCCGCTCAGCGTCATCTGCAGCGCGGTGATGTCGGTGATCTTCCAGGCCGGATCGTCGGGATTGTCGCAGTCCGGGATGATGCTCTCATTGGTGTCGCTGGCGATGGTCATGCCCAGCTCGGTCAAACCGCAGGGCGCGGCGAAGACCTCGGTCGGGGTCGCCCCGTTGCCGAGCAGGATCATCACGTCGGAAAAGCGGAAGGTCTTGGCCTGGGCCATCGGGATCTCCTGGAACGAAAGAGCCCCGCGCGACGGCGGGGCCGGGCATGCCGGCGAGCGGCATGGGATGAAGCGGCGGCGCTAAAGCGCTGCGACGCCTTCGAACTCGATCACACCATGGGTGACGCCCTGCTCCGCCGGGTCGTCGAGCAATCGGGTCTGCCGCCATTGCAGCGACACCAGGAAACCCTCGGGAAGCGCGAGGTCGGCCTCGTCCATCATCGCGACGACAGCAGCCGCCAGCGGCTCGGCCGCGGCATGGCCATAGCCTTTGCTGAAGGTGTCGACCTGCAGCCGGATCAGGCTGCCATGAACGTCGCCGGTCGCTTCCCAGGGCTGGGTGATTGCGGTGCTGCAGCGCAGATAGGGAAAGGCCGGGGCGGCCGGGACATAATCGTAGACCCGGCTCCCGACCAGCCCGGCGACATCGGGATCGGCCTGCAGCGCCGCAACAGCGGCGCGGCGCAGCGGGCCGGACAGGTCACGGCCGCTCACGCTCGGCCTCCACCTGCCGACCGGCGCCTGCGGCTTCCGCCGCCTTGGCGACGGCGGTCGGCAACAGCAGCCTGTCCCCAGCCCGATAGGCCAGGATGACGCGGCGCGATGGCCGGAAGTCGAAATTGGCGGTGAACTCGAACCATGGCATCAGTCGGTCTCCTGTGTCGGGGAAGCGAAGCCGGTCGCCCGCGCGATCAGCTCCGCCACGTCCGCCCGCTTCGCCTCGGCCGCCGGCCGCAGGAAGGGCTTTGCCGCCGAGCGGGATGTGCCGAACTCCCGGGCCTCGGCTCCCGGGAAGGTCGCGACCACGTCGACCGCCGCGTCGCCGCGCCGGACCACGGTGATCTCGGCCCTTTCCGAGCCGTCCGGAGATGCCGCGGCGAACCGGGCGCGGGCCTCGTCCGCGACCCGCGCTCCGGCCTGGCTCAACGCCCGGCCGATCCGAGCCCGGACGCCCTGGCCGAGCCGGGCCAGATGAGCACCGACGCGATCGGCGCCGGAGAGACGGGCCATCAGGCTGGCACTCCGGTCAGGATCCAGGCGGCACCGGCCGGATCACTCTCGATCATGCTGATCCGCCACCGGCCGCCGGCCAGGGTGATCTCGTCATCGAGCGTCGGCGCGGCGGCGACGCCCTCCTGCAGCACGATCAGACGAACCGCCCGGTCCGGGACGCCCCAGTCGGCCCGCTGCCGATCGCCGATCTCGTCGCGGTGGCCCTTGACCGGGACATCTGCGAAGACGGGCGGCAAGATCATCCCGCCATCCGCATCCTTGGCCACAACATGCAGCGCGCCGTCCAGCAGCAGCGGCGCGAAGACGACGCCGAACACCGCGCGGAGAGATCCGTCGAGCAGGGACATGATGCCTCCAGATTGGGACGATTCATCAGCGCTTGTCGTAGCCAACAGGCGCCATATATAATGTTTATTATATAGACGGAGGCCGCCATGCTGAGTTTCAAGGTCACGACGGTCGGTGCCTCGGCCGGATTTATCCTGACGAAGGAGGCGATGGCCCGCCTTAAGGTGAAGAAGGGCGACACCGTCTACCTGACCGAAGCTCCGGGCGGCGGCTACCGCCTGACGCCCTACAATCCCGAATTCGAGCGCCAGATGGCCCTGGCCGAAGAGATCATGCACGAGGATCGCGACGTCCTGCGGGCCTTGGCGAAATGACGGTCTGGCGCTGGGTCGGCGCCGACTTGGTGCATGCGCTTCACGACCGGCAACTCGCCGAGCACGGCGGACCGGACGGCGTGCGCGACCCAAGCGCCGTGGAATCGGCGCTAGCTCGCCCTCTGAACCTCGTCGCCTACGGTACGCCGGACGCGGCCGATCTCGCTGCAGCTTACGCTTTTGGGCTGACCCGCAATCATGGCTTCGTCGACGGGAACAAGCGGACCGCCTGGGTGGTGGCCCGCTTGTTTCTGGCGGATAACGGCTACCGGCTGCGTTTCGAGCCGGCCGAGGCGGTTAGGACGGTCGAGGCTCTGGCCGCCGGTTCTCTCGACGAGAGTCAGCTTGCCGCATGGTTCCGGGATCGCCTGCAGGCGAGGTGAGGGGCCACAGCTACACCACCGTCACGGCCGGGACATTGCGCTGCATCAGCTCGAGGAAACGCCGGCCATAGCCGGTCGAGCCCAGCGCGCCCGGCACCGCATCGGCGGCGTCGGACCGCTCCAGCTCAAGCACGCCGCTGCGCATCCGGCGGAACCCGCCGGATGCGGCCGCCGCGGCCTCGGCACCGCTGCCCTGCCCGTCCAGGGTCAGGATGTGAGCGGCCAGGAGCAGCCGGCCCAGCCGGGCATCGGGCGCGCTGATCCAGTCGGCGCCGACCAGAAGCGCCGCCTCGTCCAGCGCCGTCTGCAACACGGGGTCGGCGACCGCGGCGAAGCCCGGGAACCGGGTCTTCAGATCGGCGGGGGTGAGCTCGTCCATCATCGCCCTCCCCGCCCCGGCCGCCGGACCCGCGCCACCTTCTCCTCGCCGGCGGGCGGGTCGGCCATGGCCAGCAGCCCGGCCTCGACCTGCAGACGGACGCTCTCCGCCTCGGCCTCGCTGAGGTCGAGCTCGACGGTCTCGCCGGGTTCGACCAGCCACGCCCGGCCCCGGGCGTAGAGGAAGCGCGGCCCGGGCGAGATGTTGGCGATGAGCATGGCCGACCTCCTCTCGATTAGATGCCGTCGCCGTAGCGGAAGGCCTTCGGCCGCCGGATCTCGACACCGCCGGTGCGGAAGATGCCGGGGACATCGAACACCAGCGGGCCGGACTGCCAGGGCGCCATGAAGCGGTGCGGCATCGGCAGGTGCAGCTTCACCACCTGCGGGTCGCGGCGATAGGCGACCATGCGGCCGGTGTTGCCGGCGCCCACGCTCTCCAGCCCACGCACCGCGCGGATGGTCAGGGGCGCGCCGGTGATCGCGGTGTAGGTGTTGTTCCGGCGCAGATGCTCGAGGATGGTGACGTCGCTGGTCGCGGTGCGCGCGGTGGTGGCGATGACGTCGAACCGCGCCACCGGCAGCAGCAGCGTGTCCGCCATCTCGACGGTCAGCGACCCGGTGTAGACGCCGGTCAGCAGCGCGTTGATGTCGCGCAGGATCTGGTCCGGGGTCTTGTTGGCCCAGGCGGTGGACGCCCCGGTCCCGTCATTGGCGACCAGGCCGGCAGTGACGTTCGGGTCGTTGATCAGCCCGGTCCAGCCCCTGGCGGTGCCGCTGGGCGGCACGCCGCGCAGGGCGACGCCGTCCATGAACTCCTCATAGGCACGCACGGCCGCGGCGGCGCGGTCGGACGACAGGTTCAGGCCGGGAACCAGCATCGCCTGGCCCAGCTCTTCGCTGGTGTAGCGATAGCCTATGGCCGCCATTTCGACCGGATGCTCGTACCGGCTGCGCTCGACATCGGCCATCGGCAGGTCCTTGGCCTGATGGTGGAACCACTCCGCCTGGCCGAGCGTGTCGGTGGAGAAGAAGGTAACGCTCTTGGCCCACGGGTTGGCCGAGGTGTCGACCGGCACCAAGGCCGGGTACTGGATGTCGGGATACTGGATCTCGTAGGCCTGGGCCTCGATGCCGGAGGTCTGGGAGATCAGGAAGCCCAGCGCCTGCTGAGCGTCGAATGCGAACATGGAAGGCTCCTTCGAGAGGGCTGGGCGGTCGGACGATCAGGCGGAGGGCAGTGCGCCGCCCAGCCGCAGCACGGCCAGGCCGCCAACGGCGGCGCCGGTCATCCAGCGGGCGCCTGCGATGGCGAAATGAGTGGCGTCGGCCGGCAGGCTGGACAGGATGCCGGTCGCGGCCTCGAACACGACATTGTCGCCCGGGGCCACGGCGCCGCCAGCGACGACCCAGATGTCGCCTTCGGTCAGCACGACGATGGTCGAGCCCTTCTGGTAGGTGTCGCCGTCGGACGGATCGAGCACGACGTCGCGGATCGAGATGCCGACGAAGCCGGCGGCCGCGGCGGCGCCCAGCACCGCGCCGCGGGCGCCCGCACCCTGGCCGACGGCGAGGCCGAAGCCGATGCCGGCCGCGGTCTCGACGATGCGGGTGTCGGCATCGGCATTGGTCAGGTTGGCGACCATCCCGGCGACCGCCGGACGGATGGTCTCGCTGTAGCTGTTCTGCACGACGGCCATGACCGTCTCTCCTTTCTATATCAGGCGGCGGATCAGGCCGCGGTGGGAGTCGTCGATTTCCACGCCCCGGTCAGGCGGGCGTCGCGCCGGCGCAGCGCCTCGCTCCGGGCGTCGCCGGAGAGCGGCCGGTCGGCCAGGACCTGGCGGAGCGGGTCGGGTCGCGACGGTCCGGGCGAGGCGGGCACGGCCAGCACCCGGAAGGCGCCCTCGATCGCGGCATCGCTCATCTCCCGGGCGGCGGCGTCGCCGATCCGGGCGGCCACGGCGGCGCGGCGGATCTCGGCCTCGCCGCGGCCGTCGACCGCCAGTGCCTCGCCGCCGATCCGCCGGGCCTCGGCCGTCAGCCGCCCCCGGGCGGCCACCGCCTCGTCCAGCCGGGCTGGGGTCAGCTCGGCATCGCGCAGCTGGGCGGTCAGGGCAGCGATCTCACCCTGCTTGGCCTCGAGCGCGGCCCGCAGCGCCGCGGCTTCGTCCACGGGGGCGGCGGGCGCGACGGCGCTCCAGGCGTCGCCGATGCGGCAGGCCGGGCCGGCACGGGCGGCATCGACCACGGCCAGGTGGTTGGCGCGGATCCGGCGCTGCACGGCGTCATAGGGCTCGCCCGCCGGCGTCGTGCCGGGGGTCCAGTCGATCTCGGCGACATAGCCGACGCTGAGCTGCCGCTTGCCGGCGGTGACGGCGTCGATGGCCGCGTGGTCCATCAGCACCAGCGGCACGCGGATGTAGTCGCCGTCGCGCGCCACCTCGCCGCCGACCTGGCCGACGCTGTGCGCCTTCCAATTGGCCGAGGTCACCGGCTCGGCCGGGTGGTCGAGCGTGACCGGCCGGTGCGCCATCGACGCGAGGGCGTCGGCGGCGAACACCTCCTCCTCCGGCCGCCAGACCCGCACGGCGGCGAGGTCGGTGCGCCCCATCTCGGCGCCGCGATAGGTCTGGACGCCGGTGCGGGCGATGCGGGCGGCCGCGACCAGATAGCCGTCCTGCGTGGTGCGCCGGTCGCCGACCAGCGCCACGGTGTCTGTGATGAGCATGCGATCTCCGTTGCGATGCGGTTGAACCGGCGGCGTCAGGCGGCGGTCGCCGGCTCCGAATCCTCGCCGGCCTTGCCATAGGCCGCCTCGATGCCGGGATAGGTGCCGTCCTCGACGACCTGGTTGCGGACGGCGCGGGCCAGCACCTCGGGCGGGATCAGCCCGGACGCGGCGTAGAGCGCGCTGGTCTCGGCCTTGGTCTTGGCCATTGTCGCCGCCTCCGTCGCCCCGAGCTGCCACAGCGGCGCCCATTCGCACCGGATCTCCGGCGGGCGGGTGCCGAGCGCGCTCAGGATCAGCGCATCGTCCAGCCGGCGCAGGGCCGGGCCCAGCATCACCCGCTGCTCCGCCGCGATCCGATCGTAGTAGTTGCGGATATCGCCCTCGCCGGTGGCGTTCAGCCCCGCCGGGGCCTGGCCCAGCAGCCGGGTGGCCGGGATGTCGGCGGCGCCGGCGGCGATCTGCAGATACTGCTGCATGATCTCGGGCAGCTGGGCGAAGCTCAGCTGCTTGCGGTCCCACTCTTCCTCCTTGTCGATGACCAGGGCGTTCACGAGGCCCTTCATCGTATTGGCGAGGGTGAAGCGGTCGACCAGGCGCTTGGCATAGTCGGCCTGCGCCAGGTTCTGGGTCAGCTGCGGGATGCGGATGACGTCGAGCTTGGCCTCATGGATCAGCGTCGCCACGCCTTGGGTGGCGAGCCCGGCCTGGCGGATCGCGTCCATCACCGCCTGCAGCACGCTGTCGCCCCAGCCATCGGCGCCGGGGCCGTCCGGCAGCTCGGCGCCGGAGAGGCGCACCACCCGGCTGGGATGCAGCCGAACTCCCCCCGCTCCCGCACCGACTGCCCCCGGACTGGCCGCCGACGCGACCTGGTACCAGCCCGGCTCGCCGAAGCCGGCCGACAGCACGTCGCGGTCGATCTCCCCCGGCACGATCTCCCACCGATGCATGACGTGCAGATATCGCAAGGCCTCGCGGCCAAGCGGCGGCAGCGGCTGGGCCGGGTCGCCGTCGCCGGCACCCAGCACCAGGGCGGCGCCGCCATAGAGACGGGCGAGGCGCAGCGCCCGCGCCACCTTGCGCTGGACGTCGAGCCGCGCCTCCTCGGCCTCGATCGCCGCGATCTGCGCCGGATCGGCGTGCCAGCGCCGCCATTCCCGGGTCATGTCGAAGGGCGGCACGTCGATCACCTTGCGGGCGATCCAATCGCCCCGGTATGCGGCATCGAGCTGCCCGCGATCCTGCGGCACGAGGCCGAAGCGGTCATGCGCGAGCTTGTCCTTGCCGGTGAACAGCCCGGCGACGAGGTTGGTCAGCGTGTCCAGGAACAAGTCCGGCCTCCGAGAGCCCCGCAGGCTCGGTTGTCGTGTTGCGTTCAGCCCAGCGATCCGACCCAGCCCATCGAGGCGTCGTAGGTGCCGTTCCTCAGGCCTTCGACGGCGTAGCGCGGGGCGTCGATGACGTGGTTCTCGCGGTCCTCGACCTGCCGCTGCAGCTCGCCGGAATGCGGGTCGGTCCGGTGGCTGTACAGCGCCGGCTCGTCGATCAAGGACCGGCAGCTCGGATGCCCGCGGATGTCATGGGCCTGCAGGAAAGCCGCGCCCAC